CAATATTGGCGCGGCCATCGGAACAACAGGCGATTTTGAGGAACGTGCCTGTGCTCTATACGATGCCGGTGCAAACATCATTTGTGTTGATGTTGCTCATGGTCATCATATTCTTGTGAAAAAAACTTTAGAAAGATTACGTAGTGTTTTTGGCGATAAGATTCATATCATGGCTGGAAATATAGCAACTGTTGATGGCTTTGTTGATTTATCAGATTGGGGCGCAGACAGCATAAGATGTAATATTGGCGGTGGTTCGATTTGTTCCACAAGAACTCAGACCGGCCATGGAATTCCAGGTCTTCACACTATTTTTGAGTGTGCCCGAACAGATCGACCCGCAAAGGTTATTGCTGATGGCGGGATTAGAACTTCAGGTGACATTGTAAAGGCTTTAGCAGCCGGTGCTGATTTTGTGATGCTTGGTTCTCTTTTGGCTGGTACCGACGAAACACCGGGCCAAAAAATCACCACGGCGACAGGTATAAAAAAATCTTATAGAGGTATGGCTAGCAAAGAAGCACAAATCGATTGGCACGGAAAATTTTCCTCCAACGAAGGAGTAGCCACAATGATCGATTATAGAGGTCCGGTCGTAAACATACTTAATGACTTGAAAAATGGAATTACAAGCGGGCTTTCTTATTCTGGGGTTAGAAGCATTGCGGAGTTTCAAGCAAAGGCTAAATTTATTAAACAAACAACCGCAGGCCTGATAGAAAGCAGTGCTCATATTTTAAGGAAATAAAATGTCTGAATATGGTGAAGACAAAAAACAGATTTGCTTTGATAGCTTGCCAAAGCTTCACGCAGATTTAAAAATAAGACTTCACAATGATGATATTAAAATTAAAGAGTTTTTTAACGAAACAATAAAAGCATATGTAGAAAGAAATCAGAACATAATAAACTTTATTGAAGAACTAAAGGAAAAAAAGAAAATATCTAAAAACATAAGAAATAAAAGTGCCAAAGGCCGCCACACACGCACACAGACGATTGGTCAATTTGGCTTAGATGAAAATGAGATTGAAGACATATTTGATATAATAAAAAAGGAGCATCCAGATTTATGAAAAAATGTTTACAGGAGTGTGTGAAAAACAACACCGAATGCTTAAACAAGGAATGTCGTGTTTGGGTAGATTATGAAAAGGATTTAAATTGTTGCTTGCTATCAATTAAAAAGCACGGTGATTTAACTTTAGATGAAACTGCAAAGCGCTTAAACTTAAGCATTGTTAGAATAAAACAACTTCAAGATAGAGCCATACAAAAATTACAAAAAAACCGTCATTTAAAAGTGATGTAACTAATTATTAAGGAATACGCCAGAAGTGCTGGCACAGAATCATAAACAAGGAGATATTCCATGAGTAAGAAAAAGAACTTATTGAATGAAAACACAGTTCGTCGCTTTATGAAGTTGGCTGGTACACAAACTATCGCTAGTGACTTTCTGCAGGAAACTTATTACCAACGCGATTTAAATGAGGCGCCCGACGATGAGGAAGAGGCTGAAGAAGGCTTTTCCGCAGAAGAAGATTTGGGAGCAGAAGAAGACTTGGGAGCAGAACCACCGATGGATGAACCGGAAGGTTTAGACTTGGGCGAACCAGAAGAAGAAGGGGCAGAAGAAGTCGATGACGAAGGTTCAGTTGAAGGTTTTGCCAGAGACGTTTTAGATGCAATCCAAGGTGTTGCTGCAGAGCACGGCGTTGATATGGAAGTCGAAGAAATGGACGAACCCGAAGAAGTTGAAGTTGGTGAACTAGAAGAACCAGAAGAGGCTGAAGAAGGTGAGGTTGAAGGTGTGGAAAGCGAAGAAGAAGCTTTTGGCGCCGGGATGGCAACTGGCGCAGAAGAAGCCGGAGCCGAAGATCTAGAAGATTTGGCTGAAGTTAACTATGTTGACGAGGATGCACTTATGGAAACTGTTTATAAAAGAGTAAGCCAACGTCTTCGTAAAGAAAAGAAAGCTGATGACATGGCTAACATGCTAGCAGAAAAGATTGGCAAACGTCTAAACAAAAAATAAACTTCTTTGAGGTTATAATGCTTGAATTAATGTGGTTTGTACTTGGTGCAATCACGTATAAACTTCTTTCTAAGCTGCTTGCAATAACACAAGCAACGATTGTGTATAAAAGCGCAGAAAGACACATATTGGTAGCACTAGCAACGCTAACCGAAGACATCTCTTATATAAAGGCTCTTAAATACAAAGCTATGCTAGAGTCTGATGTATCTCCTGAAAAAATTAAGAAAAGTAAAATTATAGATGAAGAGTTTTTTAACACATGGAAAATCACATGTGTAAGAAATATTCATGACGCCGTTCCTATTTATATTAAGCCGTCTTTTGAAACGTGGGAAGACGGAATGAGATTGGTGACTAATTTTTATAAGGAACAAAAGCGTGAAGGAAATCGAAAGCAATAAAATTTTAGACTGGTTTAAAAAAGAAGGCGCCCTAAAACAAGATGGAAATTTATATATTGCAACACACGCTTTTGTTGCAAACTCTGTTGTCATCTGGGTCAAAAACCAATCTAAAAATTTAAAACAAAAAGAAATTGAGTATATAATGAATATGCTTCGACTCTTTTTAAAAAATAAGGTTGGATTAGCGTGGAAAGATAATAAAATAGAAATAATAAAAAAGACCAACTCAGAAGAGTCGGACAGTCCTAAAAAACAAACAGAAACAAAGGAAATAAATGAATTATTCAAAAGATAAAAAAACCCCAAAAGACAAAGACAAAGACAAAGACAAAGACAAAGACGATGATAAAGCATCGTCAATAATTGTGTTAAATACGGGCAAGGATGAATTACCACGCTTAAGAATGCTTGGCCTGTTTGGAGATTTATCAGAAGAAAAAGTCACGGATTTGGTTCAAGGCCTCTTTGCGCTTAAAGAGTACGGCAAAGAAGAAATATATGAAGACCCGGATGATCCTGACTCTGTTATCAAAGAAGTTTTATATAAGCCGATTGACTTTAACATATCAACTTGGGGCGGCTGCGCCCGAGGAATGTTTGCGGTTTATGATACTATGCGAGCAATAAGACAAGATTGTGATATAATCACTTATGGGCTGGGGAAAGTCATGTCCGCCGGAGTTTTGATTCTAGCTGCTGGCACCAAAGGGTCGAGAAAAATTGGTAAAAACTGCCGCGTTATGATACATAGTGTAAGAGCCGATCAGTGGGGCGCAATACACAATCTAGAAAATGAATTTGAAGAGACCAAATGGCTTCAAGAACAACATATTAATTCTTTAGTAGAAGAGACTGACATGTCCAAAAGATTTCTTAAAAAACTTCTAGATAGAAAAGTTAATGTATACCTCACCGCGAAAGAAGCAGTTGAATACGGCATTGCAGACATAATTGTTTGAGGAAAATATTATGGGTTGGAGACAAAATTTTTATAATAAAAGATCTGCCAAAAAATATGGCTGGAATCCTAGTTGGTTTGCAGCTTCTGATTTTGACAATGTTCTTGTAGAAAATATAAAAGACTTTCAACTTAAGTATGACCTAGAACAAGATGGTTTGTGTGGGCAGATGACCTATCGACGTATGCTTTCCGAAAGGGAGGCCTCTTTATGCACAGGATCTGAAACAGAAAACAAAGAGAAATATATTATTTGTGATGGTACCAAAGTGCCCATCAAGTGGGAAAAAGTAAATAATATATATGATGTCGAAAACTACGCTCTGCCAAAAAACTGCTATCGTTATTACAAGCCGAATAAAAGAAAAATTAAAATGATCATAACACACTTTGATGTGTGCTTATCTGCAGATTCTTGTAAGCGTGTGCTACAGAAAAAAGGGATATCTAGCCATTTTGTTATTGATAATGATGGTACAATCTGTCAAATGGTTGACCCCCAACATGAAGGATGGCATGCCGGTAAAAGAACTGTTAACCGAGCGTCGATAGGCGTTGATATTTCTAACGGTTATTATACGAAATATCAGAGATGGTACCGCAAGAAAGGCTTTGGGAATCGCCCGGTCCTGACAAACGTTAAAGTGCATGGAAAAAAACTAAAAGAATGTTTAGGCTTTTATCCTGTGCAAGTAGACGCTTATAAAGTTTTAATAAAAACACTTTGTAGATATTATGATATACCAATTGATATGCCAATGAATCATGATGGCACTGTGTTACGCACTACGGACAAAGAAGTGCTGAAAGGGAGGTTCGAGGGAATCGCCAATCACTTTCATGTAACTAAAGGAAAAATCGATACAGCAAATCTTGATTGGGATAAGGTCTTGAAAGAACTAAAGGACTAATTATAATTATGGTTGATATAAATAAGATGGTGGATAAACACTTTAATCCCCAAAGCCTGACCTTTGATAACATTGTAGCTTTGATCCAAGAACAAACCACGGCGCTGCAATTAATCAAAGAGGACGCCAAAGCTCAAACTTTAACTTGGTCTTCAATACCAGAAATCCCAGTTTCTGAAATTGGCTGGTCTCAACTTGACACAACGGCAGACGGCGCAGAAGTGCCTTCTGAACAACGCGCTCAACTAAAAAACTTTTTAGATCGAATTGAAGGCGACGATTTGCCAGCTAAACTAGCATCTCTTAATCAGTTTTACCAAGGAGATGATTTTGGCGACATGATCGACGGAGATGCAGGTGCAACGATTTCGAGAGTGATGTCGTATCTTGTGTTCTACAAAACCTTAACCACAATTATAACAAACTTTGGTGCATCTCCTGCCGGTTTTGCATTTGAATCTTTTTTGGGTGTTCTGCTCGGAGGTCAACAAGTGCCAACCGGTGAAGGTACAATTGCCGATTTACGAACTGGCGACGGCACTTCTATCAGTCTGAAATTGTATTCTGAAACGAGTGTAGAAGTCGGCGGCAGTTACACAGACTTAATTAACGATTTGACGTCAGAGGGATCACAAAGTATGCAATATGTGGTGGTTACCAAAGATCTTTCTGGCGAAGGCCTAGAAAAAAGAGGAAGTTTAGATTTTTATAGATTCAATTTTAATTTAAGTAATGTGGTTAATATTCTTGTTCTTTCTAAGGTGGCTCAAAATGCAACGTTGGTAGAACTTCCAGTTGAATTTATAAAAAATTCGACCATTGACTATAATGAATCACTTCCAGCAATTGCTGCAGGTATTTCGACAGAAGAATTAGAAACTATGTTTTCTGATGGCGTAAAAAGCTTCATTCAAGATGAACAAAAAGCAGAAACACTTTTAAACACTTTAGACTGGGCGAACAGAGAGGAGCTTTACAGAAGTGTAGGTAAAAAAAGAACTCCAGGCAAATCACAGTTTCTCCCAAAGGTGCTAAAAACTCTTGTAGACGACTTAGTATCATATGAAGAAGGTCAAGAAGGGATATTCACCCCAGAAGAAGCACCAAAAATCATTGACAATCTTAATACAATCAATGATCAAATTATACAATATCGAAGAAGCGCAGGTGCAAGAAGAAAAGAGTCGCTTGGTAAACTTGAGTTTGCTAGCGTAGAAGAGTCTTATAAGTTTTATCAGGCCGCCGCCGAACGAGATGCGACTGAACTAAAAAGAGCTTTGAAAAATAGTCGTGGATATTTATTCAAAGATGATTTTAAGCTG